AGGTGCAATTAAATTTATTATAGAACTTGAGATGCAAAATAAAAGAAAAAATGAGAAATCTCAAAAAAAAAATTACAAGGAGAAATGAATGATGAAAAAATATGTTGGTACAAAATTAATACAGGCTAAACCTATGGCATACAAAGAATATTGCTTGCACAAGTATGGGAACTTTGAACCTAAAGGAGAACTTACAGAAATAAATGAATTTTCTGAAGGTTATTTAGTACAGTATGAAGGTGGATATCAATCATGGTCACCAAAAGGTGTATTTGAAAAAGCTTATGCAGAAGTAGATTTAGAAAAGTGGGAATTTGTCAATGTTAAGTAAATGGGAAAGAGAAACATGTCCTTTTAATAGCATACAAAATTTTATTAACAACATTGGGAAACAGTCAAAAATTGACAGAATTCCAGTAATAAGTTTAGAACTTTATAATAAATTAAAGCAACTTGAAAAAGAGGAGGATTTAAAATGACAAACGAAGATAAAGAAAAAATTTATTATTTAAACAAAGAAAGAGAAGAAAGAGACATTTTAATGAATAAGGGTGTTCCAGTTCCATTTGGTACGGATGTAGTAAATGTTAAGGCACTGGAGTGGAATGAATCAAATGCCTTTGAGGATGCAGTAGTAGCAGTAGCTAAGAAATTTAAAGAAGTAACTGGGACTGAGGTTGCAGGAACTGATGCTTTGAAAAAAGGTGTTAGTATTGATGAAATTTTAGAAACAATAGTTGGCATTATGCGAAATGATTTAGTTGAATTAGCGACGTTATCCACTAGGGGACTTGTTACTTTAAATTACATTCAGGAGAAGCATGCAACTAAAGCGGATGTAATTAAAGTTTTAGTTGAAGCATTCAAACTAAACTATTCGTACTTGGGAAACTTGCTAGCCCTTACCAAGGGATTGAAATAGAAGGGCAAGAACCATTTGGTTGGGGAGGAATGTTTGACTTGCTAATGTCGGAATACAATGTTTCCCTAGCGGATATCCAGCATTGGACGAAAGAACAAATGTTTCTGTTGAAGGATAAAATGGAACGTAGGTTAAAAGACAAACAAAAGTTTGAAGCAAGTCTACATGGTGCCAAAATGGAAGCAGAAGGATTAGATACAGATGGTGCCATTCCAATAGAAGTTCTTATTGACAAAGGAATAGGTTTTATGTAACAAAATATTAATAGGTATAGTCGAATATAAATTGGGGTTTCATATAAATATGTAAAACGAATATTTATATTCGACTATATCCATTATATAGAAAGGAGGTAGTTTATGGCAACAGTTGAAGAACTCCTATTAAACATAAATACTGAAGGTGGACCTAGTGCATCAAATGCAATTAGAAATCTAGAGAGCGCAATTAGAAGCCTTATTAACCCAATTCAATTACTTGAAAATGCTCTTAGGCAATCTACAGATTATTTTAACAGATTTCAGAATGAAATTAATCAAAGCGATAGTGGCTTTAACAGATTTGAAAGTGAAACAAGGCAATCCGCAGAAACTATAAGGCTTCTTGAAACACAACTTAGAGAACTTACTTTGCAGTTTAATAATTTGCAAGGTGAGCAAAGGCAATCCGATACGACTACTGCTCAATTAGAAGCACAAATAAGGGAATTGACTGAGCAACTGCAACGTCTTGAAAGAGAAACTAGGCAAACAGATGAAGAAATGAGACGTATGGATAGGTCTACTAGAGAAGCTGAACAAGGATTTGGTTTGTTACATCGTATGGGTGCAAATTTAAAGCAAACACTTATGAGTATTGTAAGTACTGCTGGAGGAATGCTTGTATATGGTGCAATTACAAATATTTTTTATCAATTAGCAGATGCATTTAAGCAAGGAATCACAGATGGCATTAAGTATAATATAGAGATGGAAAATAACATGGCGTCATTTACTACAATGCTTGGCAGTGCAGATAAAGCTAAAAAGCTAATGGATCAAATAACAAAAATGGCTGCAGCAACACCATTTGAAACAAAAGATTTAACTTCTGCAACTACTATGCTAATGAGTTATGGGTTTACGCAAGAAAAAGTAATACCTATAATGAGCAAATTGGGAGATGTATCTCTAGGCAATAATGAGAAATTTCAATCATTATCAAGAACTATGGGTCAAATTAATGCACTTGGAAAATTACAAGGCGGAGATTTAAATCAACTTATTGGTCAAGGGTGGAATCCATTGAATGAAATCACCAAAAAAACTGGTGAGACTATGGAACAAGTTAAAGACAGAATGTCAAAAGGGAAAGTAACCTATAAAGAGGTTGAAGATGCATTAACTAGTGTGACTAGTGCAGGAGGTATGTTTTACAAATCAATGGATACCGCATCTAAAACTTTTGAAGGAACTTTAAGTACTTTAAAAGATAAATTTAGCATATTTTTAGGGCAAGCTACTAAACCATTATTTAATTATTTGAAAGATGTTGGAATACCCGCAATATCTGATTTGATTGATAGCTTTTCAAACATGGGTAAAATACTTAAAGATAAAATTCCTCCAATAATAAATACTTTTAAAACTAAATGGGTTGAATTATTTGGCACAGATGATGATAAAAAATCATTTAAAGAGTCAATAGATGATTTTAACAAAAAATTACCGGATGCTTTAGATAAAGTAAATAAAAAAGTTGAAGGTGTTTTTAATAAATTAATTCAACTTAGAGATACTTGGAGATCAATTACATCAGGTAACATGGGTACTTTAATTGATTTATTTCCTGCATCTTGGCAAGGCAACATTGCACTAGGTATTCAAAAATTTAATGAAGTTAGAAGTGCTATTAGTGGTATTATTAGCTTTTTACAAACTTCTTTTGCACCAGTAATAGAAGTGTTTAAAAATACATTCAAGAATATGGATTGGGGACCTGCACAAGAAGCAGTTTCAAAATTAGGAAATACTATAATAAATGTGTTGATTCCAGCAATTAAGCCTTTAGCAGAAGTAGTTGGAGGTGTTCTTGTAGGTGCTTTTGCACTATTATTAGGTCACATTAATGGAGTACTTACAATTTTACCATCAATTATTTCAACAGTTGCAAGTATATGGAATACTATCTTAGGTTTTGTAACAATAATTGTAGGTGTATTTACTAACAATGAAAAAGCTATTAAAGATGGTTGGGATTCAATGTGGAGTGGCATTGTAGGTACTGTTACTGGAATGGTAGCAATAATACAGGGGTATATAAAAGGCTTCAATGATGCTATTGTAGGTTTCTTCAAAGGACTTTCTAATACATTAGTTGGGCATTCAATTGTACCAGAGATGTGCAATGCCATAACAGGTGTATTTCAAGGTTTGTGGAATTCCATAACTGGAATTGTTAGTGGAATTTATAATACAGTTGTTGGGTGGTTTAATAACGCAAGAAATACTGCAGTATCCATATGGCAAGGTCTTGTAAATAATGTAGGTTCAATCGTGAGTGGGTTGTGGAGTACAGTTAGCAATGCTTTCCAAAATGTAGTAACTGCAATCAGTAATAAAGCGAGTGCTGCATATGATGCTGCAAGTAGAGTAGCAACTAGCATCAAAAATGCAATATCTGACATGGCAACTAGTATGTATAATGCAGGAGCAAATCTTGTACAGAGTGTAATTAATGGAATAGGCAGCATGATTGGTAAAGTAAAAAATGCTGCAGGAAATGTAGCTCAAGCAATTAAAAACTTCTTTCCAAGTAGTCCAGCAAAAGAAGGTCCATTGCAAAGCATACCTAAGTGGATGCCAACTATGATTGGTACTATGACAGATGATTTGTATGCTGGGGTAGATAAAATTAGAAGAGCGTCTAGTAATTTAGCTACAAACATTAAAAGTGAACTTTATTTACAACCTGCAGCAGTATCTAGCAATAGTTATTCTAGGGTAGATCAAAATGTCTCAATTGTAGTTAATGCAGCACATTTAGCAGCAGATCAAGTTGGAGAGCAATTAGTTAATACATTATTGAGATACGGAATTAAAGTTAATAAGGGGTAAAAACTTTTACAGTTTCCCTAGCGGAAAGAGGTGATTTAAATGGCAGTAAGGCACTTGTATATTGATGGAACAAATATAACTGGAACTGAAATTTATATGAGTAAAGATTGGTCAATTGAAGAAAAGATCAATAAAAGATCCACAATGAGTTGCACCATTGCAAGAGCAAATGGCGCAACTATATCTTGTGGAAAAGAAGTGATGTTATACGATGGCACTACATATATTTGGGGTGGAGTTATTATGGATATTAGTGATTTTGAAAGGCCAGATGGTACAGTAGAATACTCCCTAACTATTGATGATTTTTGTGCGTTGGTAGAAAGATTAATGATAACTAAAGTTTATGAAAATCAAACAATAAATGCTATTTTAACCGATTTTTTAATAACATTTGCAACACTTGGTATTACAGAAGGGTATATTGAGCTCGATTTACCAAAAATTTCAAGGAATACATGTAATTACCAGTATGGGCATAATGCTTTAGATCATTTGAAAGATTTTGGCAATTATATTTGGAACATTGATTTAAATAAAAAGTTTTATTTTTATAGCATTGGGTATTTAGTAAGCACAACAACTCTAACAGATTACTTAGGGTTTAAAAGAAGTAGAAGTTTAAAAAATTACAGAAATACAGAATATGTTAGGGGCAAAAATAGGCAAACCGTTTGGCAATCTTCTGAAAGACCAACTCCAACGCCTGATGGAAATATTCAAGAGTTTTTTACACATTATCCAATAGGAAAAGCACCCGTAATAATGGTAAGTATTTCTGGAGGTACTTATGCCCTTAAAACAATAGGGATTAAAGGTATTGATACTGGAATGGATTGGTACTGGACTTATGGATCAACTCAAGTATCTCAAGATTCTAGTGGAACTAAATTAACTGCAGCAGATAATATAAGAATAAGTTACTATGGTTTGGTACCTTTGTTTGTAATGACTTTGGATTCTACAGAGGTTTCCGCTAGGGGAACTTATTCTCATTATGTCCGCAACGAGAAATTAGAGAGTTCAATAGACGCATTGAATTATGCAATTAAGCTTTTAGAAAAATACTCAAATGAAGCAGAGTCAATTTCATTTTCTAAAACAACAAAAACTTATGAAGCAGGAATGCAGTTTCCAGTTGTGAAAAGTGCATTAGGAATAAATAGCACATTCTTATGTGAAGGTGTTACTTGGAAACCAATGGGTCCAACTGCAATTTCTTATGAATATAAAGCAATTGATGGTGCTGCATTAGGTGGATGGGAAGAGTTTTTTAAGAACTTGGCAAAACCTGAAAGCATTGAAACTACGGATAATGAAATAATTGTATATTTGAAGAGTTGGAGTGAAGGAATTGCACATGCGGGATCAACTGCAATTACAGTTTTAACTCCATTGTATCCTAGTACAGGTTTATATCCTAGTGCAAGTTTGTATCCTGGAACAATTATAGCAACTGCAACAATAGTAGATTAGGGGTGATGAAATGAATTGGAAAGAACTTTGGGGCCATAGAGGTTGTTTTGATATATTTACCAGAAAAGCATACACTAAACAATGGCATCAAATAGATCACATAGAAAATTTAATAGTGAATCAATGCCATAATTCAATTGCAAAATCTCTTATGGGGTACGATCCAACGGATGATGTTGATGTTTATCATTTAGCAGTAGGGAATAGTGCTACTGCACCAAATGCTGCAGATGTTAAAATGACGAATGAAACATATCGTATTAGGTATATTTCACAATCAAATCCTAGTACAGGAGTTATAGTAACTGATTTCTTTATGACAGATACTGAATTTTCTGGAGTTATTGCAGAAATAGGCTTATTTGGTGGGAATGCATCTTGGGATTGGGATGGTGGAACTGGAAAAGATTCAGGGTTTATGCTAGCACACGCTTTATGGAGTTATACGAAAACAACATCTGAGGAAATATTGTTTAGAAGAACAGATACATTTACTTGATCGGGAATAAAGAAAAATTCAGGTTCCCTAGCGGATTTTGTGAAAGGAGTGATATTATGTATTTTGTTAAGGATTTTGAAATACCTAAAAGTGGAATAACTGATGTATATAGAAAAAGTGCTTATGCAACTTTTGCAATGGAATTTTTGAATCTATTGTCTGAAGGAAAGCAAATTCATGCATGGGGTTTAGAAAGTTCAGAACTTGAAAAACAATTTGAAGAAGATATTATTGTTGAGAGTAATGGGGTTAAAGAAAAAGCAGTTAAAAAAGTTAATAAAAAGGTAATAAGTTTTACAATACAGTATGAACTAGTAGGTAAAAAGTCAAACGGAAGGATTGAAATAAGTGATTTAGATAGTGTGATTAAAAGAGCAAAACCTAAAACTATTAAAGTAGGTGATATAAAATGAGTCATATTGGTTCATTTACGCCTGTAACTTTTGTAGATGGTACTACTCCTGCAATAAATGCTGTGAATTTAAATGCAGTAGAGGATGCTCTAGATAGAGTAGACCATGATGCTTCTTTTAGCAATGCAAATGGTTTTAAATACTGGAGTCATTATTTATTGCATAGAAATACAAAACTAATTGATGCATTTGGAGGAAATTCTTCTGATTGGACATCTGCAGGTACAACTACTCTTTCAAGTGATTACAATTCGATTTATGGAAAAACAGGTTTAAAAATTCTAGAAACTGACAATACTGCTGGGTATTGTAGTGCATACAAAGCAATTACAAGCATGGATTTAACTAAATTTGAAAGTGGAGAGGCTGCATCTACTTCGGATGCAATAGCATTTGGTGTTTATATATCAGATGTTACCAAAGTTCAATACTTAGCATATAAATTAGGTGCAGATAATTCAAACAATTATTCCTTGACATGGCCAGGAAGTTCTTTAGTGACCGGTTGGAATTTTTTAGTATATCAGAGAAGTGACTTTACTTCTGCTGGATCTCCTAACTGGGCAGCAATAACTTACATTAGGTGTGAATGGCAATCTACATCAAATGCTCAAAATGTGTATTGCACATACGGAATACTAGCTCTGCAAAGAAGTGAAGGTGGCTTAGGTGGTTCTAATCCATTTACAATTGATGATGGTGCTGCTCATTGGGACAGATATGTATTTGATTGGGCTTATGATTGTGTTTTGTATCAAGACTATGTTTCAAAACTTGTTGGTTTTTTATTAGCAGCAGAAAATAATTCCAGTAGTACGCATATTCAAGTTAATACGGGACATGCAGTTGATGAATTCATGTATAGTGTTTCATTAGTGTGTAGGTATGCTGGAGAGACATGTTGCTTAGTAGATTGGGTAGACTCAAGTAATTTTTGTAAAATATATATTACTGGATCAGTTTTGACAATGGAACTTAAGCAATCCGGTTCAACTACTACAGTAACTTCTACTCTTGCAAGTACTTTAGAAAAAGAAGATAATGTTACTTTAGTGTTTAAAAAAGAAGGAGATATAATACGTGCATGGGCATTCATTGATGGTCAAAGGGCACACTATGTTGAATCTGAATGTACTTTAAGTGGAGATGGTTATTTATGGGTTGGGCACAAAAGTGTAAATGCATATTCATTTATTACAGAAGTATTATTTACCAAAAATGTAATTGATTTAGTGGATGTGCACAATGGTGCTTTTTGGAGAAAACCAAGAATGATTAGAAAATCTGTAAATACACTTTTGTATTCTGATGCTACCTTAAATGATGATGCAGATATGTACTGTAAATTTCCTCCAAATGGAGTGTTTAAAGTCGAACTAGATGCACATTGGTTGAATGGAGTTACTGAAAAGGCAAAATGTGCTTGGACTTTAGGCACAGGATTAGAGGCAATGTCTTGGAGGAATTGCATATTGCCAACAGGAACTTCTGCAAATATAGTAGATACTAATGTTGAAATGAAGTGCAATGACTATACTACACCCGTAACGGTAGGTTCAGATGGAACTAATATGACATATCATCGAGAAGTGTTTTACATATCTAGTGGCCCTAATGGAGGAAAACTTACATTTCAATGGTGTCAAAATACATCTGGTGGAA